TTAATCTTTCACTGTTTCCATGATGTCTTCCAGGGTACAGTCTAACGACTCGCATATTTTAAGTAGAACGTCGGTTGTAATGTTTGCGCCCTTGCTTAATTTTGCAATGGAAGCGGAACTGACGCCACTTTTTTCAGCAAGATCACGCTTATTCATATTTTTATCAATTAACATTTTCCATAATTTGTTATAGCTGATGCGCATTGTTGTCTCCTTATTTATGGGAATCCCTTTAAATGGTTTATTGATCTTCAGGGTTATATACTTCATTCAAAAAGCCATAGCGACCTTCGTTTTTGTTTCTGGAAAAACGAATCACATGGACACTTTTTTCATCACTATCCTCAGGAATGAAAGGCATACGTTTTGATTGTTCAACAATAATTACCTGTCTTTCCTTTGAGTGAGCGATGAGGTATTCGATAAAGTTCTGTTTAATGGTACTGCTTTGTTCTTTGTATTCTGCTTCAGACAGCTGGGTAAGAGAGGAGTCAACTGCATAGAAGCCTGGAGCATATCGGTTTAAATCAATCAAATATCCGCTCATGGCAAGTGTCGTCAGAGTATTCAGGATTCCACAGAATCCACCTCCCATTGAAACAGATTTCTTAAGACCACCAATTTCAATGTCGAAGTTTTCCATATTGACTCTAACGGAATCGGCACCACCAACCTTTGTATCCTGTAAAATAGATTTTAATTTTTCTTCAAATCCATGAATCAGGTCGTAGCTGTAGTCCTCAAATATATTGTGCTTAGAAGGCTCGGCTGTTTCCTCTGTTTCTTTTTGAAATAACTCGTTTTTATATTGAATTTCATTTTTGCGAATGACATCCAACTCACTCTTGAGGCGGATGAAATTCAGCTGATATTCCAGTCCAGTTTCGAAGGAAGACAGCTTTTCCTGAAGCTCAGAAATATGTAAATCAACAACAGACTTCTGTTGTGCCAGTTCTTGAATTTTTCTACGGATCTTTTCTTGCTGAACATTTATATCATGTTGCGCCAGGCTTAATTCAGCCAGATGTTTTTGAATCTTCTCAAGCTCCGCAGCAGATGCACTGATAAAAGAGGTATCGTGTACACGCACGGTTTCTTCGCCGCATATAGGACATCTTACTTTTCTCTTTGTAGGTTGGATTGTTGATGCACCGTCAACGATAAATCCAATGCGTCGGATATCGGATTGATACTGTTTATGAAGAACAGAGAAATTATAAGCAACCGTTTTTGCTTCGGACAATTTTCCATTCCATTCATAAATCTCGGACATCAATTGCTGGCTTTCTTTAGTTGCGGAGTTTATTTCTTTTTGCAACTCAGCAATCTCTTTACGCACTTGTTCAACACTGGCCTGGGGATCAACGATATTAGATGATATGAGTATTTCATTTATTTCATCCTGTCGATTGGAAGCCTCCCGAAGCTTATCTTGGATGTAGCTGATCAGCGCTTTTTTCTTTGCTTCGCTGATTTTGGGATCTTCATCCTGAAGAAGATTATTTGCATCTTGCCCGGTTAGAAGGAATAGAAGTACGGCTGCAGAAGCAGTAGGCCCCATGCTTCCAGGAGCCAGCAGAGCAGAGCTTTCTCTTGCAACATCTCCTTGCTTCAGGAAAAACAAGTGGAGCATGCTTCTCCATGTCAAAGCCTGTGTTTTAGAGCCTGTTTCTGCGGAACGTACAGAATGAGGTTCATCAATGCCAAGTAAATGTAAGAAAACAGTGTTGATATTTTTCTTAGCGGTATGGCCTACGCTGTACTTGCCGTGTTCAACAGTTGGATCAGAGCCACTAACAGTAATTTTGGATTCACCTATTTTTCTTTCAAGAATCACCGTTCCGTTTGCGGTGGCAAGTTGAAGAGTAATCCATTCATATCCATTGTTGTTATCAACGATTTTAGAAGGTTTGTTTTTCTTCGGTGTAAAGCCAAACATATAGTCCAGGCAATCCATTACGAGGCTCTTGCCAGTATTGGAAGGGCCGAGAATAAAATTCAAGCCTGGCTTGAAATCAATAACAGAGGTGTGATGTCCACCACCGGACACCATTAATTTTTCAATATAGAATCTATTCATGCGTGACCTCCTTTAGTGATTTTACGGTGAGGTTATTAATTGCATTTAACATGGCAGTAGTATCTGCATGGTTGAAGGCGGATACTGTTGTTTTCACTGCCAGACAGTATTCTTCGGAATAACTGCTGTGAAGTTGTTTACATACATTCTTTCCGGCAGCAGTGATAGCGTATTCATATCCCTTAGATGTGGAAGTCAAATGAACATATTCATCTAATATCAGATCTCTTAAGGCGGCTTGTATTGGTTGTTTTCTTGCCGGAAATTCACTAAAACGATAATTGCTATATCCATGCAGATTTTCATCCAATAGTCCAAAATCAGCGGCATAGACTGCAATAAAATCAATCATACCTATTTGCTGCTCATCCAACTGCAGGGGAAATAAGCAATTTAGCATCAGAAGGATACGAAGCGATATTTCAAATGTGGAACCAATGGTCGATTCATTCATTTCCGTTTCCTCCTTTTTATCCATACTAATTTTCCGTCATTGACAAGGTGGTGACATACACCCTTTTTGATTTTTCCATTAATCCAATATGGCGAAGCACAGAGTATGTAATTTGAGATAGGTGCATTAACTGCCTGCTCCATAACAGCAAGCATATGTTCATATCCATTTATATGAGTACGTTTTGCTGTGTCCTTGACACCATCAAGAGTTTCGTTTTTTAGAACCTCAAATTGTCCAATCAGCTTATTACCTTTTAACTCCAATACACCGCGACGAATGCTTTCGGCAGCATAGTAATCAATTCGACGATCATCTAAATCTTCTGCATATTCAGGATAGGAGCTTAGATCTTTTTCGGAAAAAGAGTCTAGGCCTTCTGCATCGCCATATGCGTTATATAACTCCTTAATATAGACACGTTCATCTTGAGTTGCTTCCTTTGGCACTGGCACATCCGCCGGGCGAGGAAGCAACTCAATTTTTTTCTGTATATCTTCGATTAACTGCATATCGATTGCAGATTCCTGATCGGCTTGATCGGATTTAGAACCTTTGGAGGCGTCAAGAAAAATACTCGCTAAAAGCTCAGCACATGCAGAATCCGGTTCCTTGGTGTCTATTCCATTCTTATGAAGCCAATCGGCAACGTTCTCAAATGAATCAGAGTCTTCCATTCGATCACCGAGCCACTGAGTAAATTTGTCTATGTCTCTATGATTATAAAGATATTGTGCATCGTTGGATTTGATAAGACGATCACCACGAACATAGCGGTATTTCGTATCATCCTTCCGCTTCAAAATTTTACAGGCATCCATAGCAGCATCCTTTATGAAATTCCCAATAAGTTCTGTGAAAAAATCGTACTCAGATTTGCCAAACGAAAGGAATGGCGCAAGACCTGTAGCATATTCAGAAAAATTCATGTTCTGCATGTACCTCCTGTCTAAAAAGTGTTTGTCCGAACTTGTCCGAATCTGTCCGTCCAGTCCGCTTTTTGAAAAAGGCGAATTAGTAGAATGGTAAGTGTAAAGCAGATATGGACGACGAAGGTGGAACACGTGAATTAATTCAAAGTGTAAATCTACTTCTTAGAATACCACAGTTTAAACTGCAATTCTACATTTTTGTAAAAAAATCGTGCGAACGCATATACAAATTCACAAATCGTTAAAACCTGCTTTATCAATATTAATCTCTTAGTCCGAATAGCGCTATAAGGGCGGAGGGATGCATAAGAGTTTTGAACACAGCAAAAAAGGCTGTGTTTGGAATGAAGATGCTCCCACCGTTGCTTTCGTGCGCCTATTTTTGGCCATTGGAGCCTGTGGTTCATCTTCGCCGCAGGCTCTTTTTGTGTCCCTCCGTCCCGCTCGGACGGAAAGGACACTGCAATGAAGAAAAAAGAGACATCGAAGATTCGCAAGAGCGGGTTCAATCCCGATCGTGCCTGTTACCTGACAGCAGACGGCAAGTACTACTGTTACAAGTTCGAAGACATCGAAACCGGACAGACGGTTACACAAAAGCTTGAGGTCGGCAAAGATCTGTCGCTCGAACTCACCATCATGCTGGATGAGACTGACCACGATTCAGATTTGAAGGATCGATACGAGAATGAGCTGCGTGATCCACTTTTTGAAGCAAAGGTCAACAGCTACAAGGCTGATCCGAATGACGAGGATGCGGTCGATCCTTGGGACACAATCTCTGCTAAGGGTAGTAACCCGGAAGATTCTATGTGTTCCGAACCAGAACCGGAAAATCCGTTAGCAGCCCAGGTTCGTCGTGTCATTGACGAAGATTGCACGGAAGCACAGCAGGATTTCTTTTTTGAACACTTCGGAATGGAAACGCAACTTGAACAGATGCGTCAGGCTGAAGCGGAGAAAACAGGAAAGCTGCCATCTTCCCAGGCAATGACCAACCGTAAGAACAAAATAATTGACAAGACAGCAAAGGCGCTGGGGGTAGAGCGTATCAAACGTCGTAAGTCCGCTAAGCAGGACTAAGTCATGTGCGGCGGTACTTATAGCGGTCGGAGTCCTCCTGACCGCACCTCTTCGGAGGGTTGAATTTTCCGGTAGTGAGTGAGGAAGGAAGGAAATAAATCCATCCTCCAAAGCAATGAAGAACAGAAAAAGGAGGACAGATCCATGAAATTAAAACACAAAGTAAGAATAAACATTGCAGACAAAAACGGTATCAAGCAGGGAGTGCTTGAGAGCACAAGTAGACGCATTCCACAGAGGTTACTTCATGTCCTTTTCGGAGATTTCTGTGAAGTTCTTGTTCTGACACCGGGTGAAACCGTACAGGGCATTGAAATCAGAGAAATGCGAGGTGACGGAAATGAATAAGAATATTGAATTCTTGATGCCAATTAAGGCAACTCCGTATGAGCATCAGAAAAAAGCATTTGCCTTTGCCTGCGATAAATTCGGAGTATTTGATAACCAACTCAAAAGTCGTGGCACAGCCTTACTTATGGAAATGGGAACTGGGAAAACGATCGTGAGCATCGCTGTTTCTGGTTGCATGTATCAATACGGAAAGATCAACCGTGTGTTGGTGGTTGCGCCGCTTTCCATCCTTGGGGTATGGGAAGAGGAATTTGCTAAATTTGCAGATTTTCCATATTCGTTGGTCATTCTGAAAGGGACAGTTGCAAAGAAAAAGGAACAGCTCACCAAACTCCCAGCAGAGGGGCTGCAGGTTGTGGTCGTGAATTATGAATCAGCATGGCGGTTGGAAAAAGAACTGCTGGCCTACAATCCGGATCTTGTGATTGCGGACGAGGCCCACAAGCTGAAGGAGAATCGCTCGAAGCAGAGCCAGGGAATGCAGCATATTGGTGATAAAGCAAAGTACAAGCTGCTTCTCACCGGAACGGTCATTACAAATCGAGAGCTTGACGTTTTTTCACAGTACCGTTTTCTTAATCCACAGATTTTTGGAACATCGTTTTATGCCTTTCGTAATCAGTATTTTGATATGGGTGGATATGGCAATCATACACCGATCTTCCGTAAATGGATGACGGATGATTTTCTCAAAAAGCTCCATTCAGTAGCATTCCGTGTGACAAAGGCAGAGTGCTTGGATCTTCCAGAGATTACGGAAGAAGTCCGTACCGTGGAATTAGAAAAAGATGCTGCCAAAATCTATGACAGTATCGAATCGGACAGTTATGCGGAAATGGATGAATCCGAGGTGACAACTGCCAACATTCTCACACGAATGCTCCGCTTATCACAGATTACCGGTGGCCATCTGACGGATGATGGTGGTGTGGTGAATGCTGTAAGTGGCGCAAAACTCAATGCACTTTCAGACATCATTGATACGGCGATTGCTGAAGATAAGAAGATCGTAGTTATGGCGCGTTTTGTGCCAGAACTGGATGATATCCAGGAACTTTTGGAAAAGAAAAAGATCGGTTATGCGGTTGTGCGTGGCGGGGTAAAGGACCGCGACAGTGAAATTCATAGATTCCAGTATGACGAAAAGTGCCGTGTGTTTGTAGGACAGATTGCAGCAGCCGGTCTTGGCATCACACTGACTGCAGCGAGCACAATGATTTTTTATTCTCTTGATTATTCCATGTCGAATTTTGAACAGGCAAAGGCGCGTATTCATAGGGCTGGACAGACCGAGAAGTGCCATTATCTCTACCTTGTCTGCAAGGATACGGTCGATCGAAAAGTGCTGTATGCTCTCCGTAAGAAAATCAATCTGGCAAAGATGCTGGTCGATGATTACCGCCAAGGTAAAAATCCTTTCAAAAACTGAAAAATCTGAAGGGGTTGAATTTTTCGGTAGTAAGTGAAAGGAGGTAGTCACCGATGGAAAATACAAAGATTTTTGAAATGGCTGACAGGCTCAAGACACTGCAAGAACAGAAGAAAGACCTGGAAGCTAAGGTCAAGGCGCTGGGGGCAGAAATCACAGATATTGACTTGCAGCTATCAGATGCCATGACCGAAGCTGAGCTTGACCGTTTTTCTCGCAATGGCAGCACATTCTACTTAAAGAGCAGATTGTTTGCTTCTCCGGCAGCAGGCCGCAAGGACGAAATGATGCAGGCGCTGAAGGAGAATGGCTATGGCAGCCTTGTTACGGAAACGGTCAATGCCAATACGCTCGCTTCCTTTATTAAGGAGCAGCGTGAAATTACCGGAGAGGAAATTCCGGAATGGCTCGGCGATACCGTCAGCACTTATGAAAAAGTGTCGGTCGGAATTTGCAAGTCGTAAGTGTGTGAACAGCACTGAAACATTGCAAAAAAACAAAATTACTACATTTTACAGGAGGACATAGATCATGTCAGAAAAGAATCAGAATGAACTTGCAGTGAACGCTGGATTCGCTGTGCTTGCAAACCAGGACGTATTGAACGAAGCGCTGGCTGATGATTGCCAGGGGCTGGAATTTTCCTTTGACCGTGTGAAGCTGCCTGCTGGTGGCGGTACGGCTTTTGAAATTCCGTCTGCTGATGGAGAGGACTCAGAGATGGTAAAGGATATTACTGGAGTCATTGTGTATAACCATCCTGCTTTTGCTTATTACCACGACAAGTATAACGGAGGAAGCAATCCTCCGGATTGTGGATCTTTTGACGGCGTGAGTGGTATCGGAAATCCAGGTGGCAGTTGCCAGAACTGTCCGTATAACAAATTTGGAAGTGGCGATGGACAGAGCAAGCTGTGTAAGAACAAGCGTATGCTTTATATTCTGCGCGAAGGTGAGTTATTTCCTATTACTATTTCTCTGCCGACCGGTTCCCTGAAGACTTTTACGAATTATGTTAAAAGCCAGCTCTCTCGTGGACGCAAGCTGAATCAGGTAGTCACAAAAATCACACTGAAGAAAGCAACAAATGCATCAGGTATTGCTTTCTCACAGGCGGTTTTCGGTTTCGTGCGTATGCTGACTGCAGAGGAACGTGCGGCTGTATCTGGTGTGACGGATACTGTGAAGAATTATGCAGCTAATCTTACTCCGACCTCTTTGATTGATGATGAACCAGTGGTGGATCCAGAGACGGGCGAAGTGATTGAGCCTTTGAAGTAAGAAACAAAATACAAGTTGCCGGAATGTCCGGAGGGGTGTCTTGCTCCTCCGGGTTATTCCTATAGGAGAAAAATGTATGACTACAGAATATAAATGCGTAACCACTATAGAAGGAATCCAAGAATATATCTCGAACAGTTCACTGGTAGCCTTTGACTTTGAGACTGCTCCTGATGATGCATTCCGTAAAGAAGATAAAGCGGCGCTTGATCCAGCCAAGGCACATATTGTGGGTTGCTCTTTTTCTATTAAGGAAGGAACAGGAATCTATGTACCTGTTGCTCATCGTTGTGGCTCGAATGTGGACAAGGAAGCTTTCTTTGCATTTTTGACAGCTTTCCTTATGAATACATCCATTACGAAAATTGCCCACAACATTACTTTTGAATCCTCAATGGCATATGCGCGTGGCATTGTGATCCAGGCTCCTGTATATGACACAATTTGTGCTTCACAAATGAGCCTGAAAAGTACATATGAATTCCGCAAATTAAATGAGAGCGGTTTAAAGCATCTGGCAGAGGAATTGTTCGGAGAACCATTGCCATCATTTTCAAGTGTAACGGCCGGAAAGCATTTTGATGAACTGGATGCACAGGATCCAGAAACGGTCCGTTATGGATCTGCAGATTCAGACTTTGCTCTGCGACTTTACCATAAATTTAATGCTTGGTTTGATCGTTACCTTCCGAAACATCGATACATCGTGGAGAACATCGAGAGTCCGACTGCTGTGTATCTTGGAATTATGAAATGTAATGGAGTTCCAGTAAATCTTCCATTGATGCAGGAAAGAAAGCAGCAAGCAGAAGGTGAGATGGAACGTATCCGAAAAGAAATCGGATTCATCATCGGGGATGTGAATATTGGAGCCAATTGTTCCACGCAGGCATTTAAGAATTACCTGTATAAGGATCTGGGACTTCCGATTCTGAAAACGACGGAAACAAACCGTGAAGCAGCGGACGATATGACGATGACATTGCTGAAAGAGTGGTGCGATAAAAATCGTCCAGAACTTTCCAGTCTGTTTTCTTTGGTACAGGAATACCGCAAGTGGGGAAAAATCAAATCTACGTATATTGACGGTTACTTAAAACATCTGAATTCGGTAACTGGACGCATTCACCCAAGCTTCTATGCGCTTTCTACGGAGACGGGGAGAATGAATTGTACGCAGCCGAACTGCCAAAACATGCCTCGTAAAACCAATGATCCGATTGGCGTCCGTAACTTTATCAAAGCCCCCGATCATCATCTGATCCTATCTCTCGATTTTTCACAGATTGAACTTCGTGTAGGTGCGTTTTATTGCCGAGATCCGAAGATGCTGGATACCTACCGGAACAATGGTGATATCCATGCTGCCACGACCAGTGTCATTTTCGGCGTGAGCTACGAAGAGGCCCAGGATAAGCATTCTGCAAATTATAAGGAGCACCGCACGATTGCAAAGAATGTGAATTTCGGTACATTCTATGGTCTGTTTCCAAGAGGACTGCAGAAAACGCTGAAGTTTAAAGCAGGGGTTGAAAAATCCGTTAGTGAGTGTGAGGAGATACTTTTCAACCTGAAGCACGGTTACAAAGGGCTCACTGCATGGCAGGAGGAGACCAAGGCAGATGCCGCAAGACGTATGTACTCGGAGACTTGGCTTGGTAGACGTAGGTACCTGCCGAACATTACTTCGGATAACTGGGGCCAGAAATCATTTGCAGAGAGATGTGCACTGAATACTCCAATTCAGGGGACGGCAGCAGATATTTTAAAGCTCGCCATTGCAAGGATCCTAAAAGGACTGCCAGAGCGAGAGTGGCTGCGACCGATCTTGCAGATTCATGATGAACTGACCTTCATCATTCCAGAGGACAAGCTCAGCGAAGCAGTTAACTTTATCCGTGCCTGCATGGAAGAAAAGCCTTTCCCAGAATTTGATCTTCCTCTCATTGCAGAGGCATCTGCCGGACCGACCTTCGGCATGATGGAAGAACTGGAGGACTGATATGTACAGAAATAAAGAGGGCTATGCCGATCCCACTGCGGGATTGGCACTCAGCCACATGATGAAAGAATATCGGCAGGGACAGAAGAAACGATATGCCGATAAGAATCGTAGAAAAGTGTATGTGGCATCAAGGTATGCTGGCGATGTGGTTGCGAATACAACGGCAGCGATAGGATATTGCCGCAGGGTGATCCAGGATGGGTATATGCCGATTGCTAGTCACCTTTTGTATCCACAGATTTTGGATGATAAAAATCCTGCCGAGCGAGAACTTGGACTTTCATTTGGTCTTGCACTTCTTCAAATGTGTGATGAAGTATGGGTGTTTGGAAAAGTGACGAAGGGCATGGCCGGTGAAATTGAAGAGGCCAAAAAACTAAAGAAGCAGATTCGATATTTTGAGGAGGTGGATGCATGAACGTGACGGTAACCGATGTGCTGTGTGCCCTTTTTAATCCGACCGACACGGTATGTTTCCGTGTGTTTGATGATAAGAAAGAGGGCATTTTCAAGGGTGCAAAGCTGTCCTGTGAATGCGGAAAGTATAAGAGTATTGAGGAAACACTGAAGAACCACAATGCCATGAATCGAGGGATATTTTTCGTAGTTAATTATGGTGGCCAGGATGACGAGTCGATTACGAGAATCAATGCGCAGTTCGTGGAGATGGATAATGATAGCTTTGAAGAACAGCAGAAGAAAATTGATGCATTTCCTCTGCCACCTTCCATGATCATGAAAACGCAGAAATCCTACCATGTATATTGGTTCATGGATGCCAGCGCCAAAGTGGAGCGTTTTCGCACCATTCAGACGCAGCTTGTGAAGCATTTTGATGGTGATCCGATGTGCGTTAATGAATCGAGGGTTATGCGGCTTCCGGGCTTCATGCATTGTAAAAAAGATACGCCGGTTGAGGTGACCTGCGTCAGCTTCCATCCAGAACGTAAATATACGCAGGACCAGTTATCCGATATCCTTCCAGAGGTTGATCTTACTCCAGTAGAGCGTAAGAGCGGTGCGGAAAAAGGTCTTGATCAGGTTATGCGTTCGTGTACCTTTTTGCAACATTGTAGAGATGATGCCGCTTCTCTCTCAGAGCATGATTGGTACGCCATGATCACGAATCTTGCGCCTTTTGAAGGCGGCACGAAAATGATTCATGAACTGTCTTCTCCGTATCCCGGATACAACGAAAGTAATACCCAGAAGAAGATTAATCACTTTCTGGAAAGCGGAACGAATCCAATCACCTGTAAGACCATCTGCGAGAAAGGATTCAAGTGTCCTAAATTTGCGTCTGGGGAGTGTCCGGTTAAATCCCCGGCAGCCTGGTGCTATCAGCCGATGAACGTAGAAGTACTTCTCGATGTGTTGCATGGCCTTCCTGTTACCGGAGAAGCACTCAGCGACTTGCAGACAGCAAAGAAGTTTGTAACGGAATATCTATATAATCAGGACGTAGTTACGGCTAATGCGATTATCACTTCAGAACTCAAACAACATTGCAAGCTGAACGCATCGTTTGTGAAACCGCTGTCTATTGTTTACAAGGATGTCAGTAAAGCGTATCAGACAAGCAAAAATGCAAGACGTGCAAAGGCCGGTACAGCGATTCCTGATTGGTATGAGCCGAATGACAAGGGCCTGCGCTTCCTGCCTGGCGTACTTGCAAAGACGATGTCTGAGGAACAGCAGGTATTTTATGCAGCAGAGCAGCATTTTAGCTATCAGGGTGGAGTGTATGTGGAACTTTCGGAAATGGAAGCTCAGCGTAAGGTTCAGGAGAAAATGCTGATTCGCGAAACAAAGATGAATCAGATCGTTGATGCAGAAAAACAGTGGCGACTTCTTGTACAGCGGGATATTCGCGAGTTGAATGCAAACCCGTACATTATCAATGTTCGGAACGGTCTATACAATGTGCTGGAGGATATGCTGACAGAGCATACACCGAATTACTATTCTACGGTCCAGCTGAATGTGACCTATGATAAGTCAGCAGATTGCCCGCTTTTTAAGAAGTTCCTTTCGGAGTCAATGGGTGGGGATGCAGATCAGGTGAAATTGATTCAGGAGATGCTTGGCTATTTTCTGATCCCAGTAAACTCAGCACAGAAATGCTTTGTTATTGTAGGTGCCGCTGGAGCCGGGAAATCCGTGCTTCTTCGTGTGCTGAATGATGTACTTCTTGGAAAGCAGAATGTGTCCAATGTATCCTGGCAGGCACTAAACGAACGTTTTAAGACTGCTGAACTTTTTGGAAAGCTTGCAAATATCTTTGCGGATTTGCCGACAAAGAACATTGATGACAATGGCATATTCAAGGCACTTGTAGGAGAGGATTATCTGACCGTAGAAAAGAAAAACAAGAATCCGTTCTCATTCCAGTCCACAGCAAGGTTACTGTTTTCCTGCAACAGTATTCCGAAAAACTATGGTGATCGTTCAGAAGGTTTTTATCGAAGGCTCATTATCATACGGTTCAATCATACGGTGCCGAAGGAAAAAAGGGATCCTGAGCTTTTGGAGAAGTTTCGCATGGAAGCAGATGGTATCTTTCTGTTTGCATTAGAGGGGCTTCGCAGACTGATGAATAATCACTATGTATTCTCGGAAACAAAGGTGAATGCGGATGAGCTTCAACAGTATCGGGAAGAATCGGATTCCGTATTATCCTTCGTGAAGGACTACTGTGAGCTGAATCCAGGATATAGCGCGGGTTCCACAGAATTGTTTGATTCCTACAAGAAGTACTGCGAAGAATGTGGTATGAAACCATATTCACAGAAAAACTTTGTTCAGCAGATCATCGCTACATTTCCTGGGGTAACAAGGGACATTGATCGCATTGCCAAAAGACGCGTCCTTATGGGAATTCATCTTGGCGAGGTACTGGGGTAATGCTCCCGGAGGCTCTGCCACATAAATTCGGAACACGAGAACACGTTGGAACGCCAAATTCCTATCTCTCTATATATGAGATATATTTTCTTATATTATAAATTTTTTTAGAAAATATACAGTAATATGGGATTTTAGGTGTTCCACGTGTTCCAAGTGTTGAAAATACGGAGGTTTTTGGAACAGATGAAAGAGTCAGACATTGTAAGAGCAATCATGAAGTATCTGAAAAACGTGCCCGGATGTTTCTGCTGGAAAGAGCATGGCGGGATGTACGGAACGGCAGGTGTTCCAGATATCATTGCTTGCATCAATGGTCATTTTTACGGATTTGAAGTTAAGACGGATGTTGGAAAGCCTACGAAGCTTCAGGAAGCCACCATCCGTAAAATCCTCGCATCCGGCGGTACTGCCTTGGTGGTCCGCTCGGTTGATGAGGTGCGAGCTGTGGTAAACGGCTTTCTGCACTGATACGAAGATACACTGCTTCAACGCGACGATGCCAATTTTAATAATCGGAGGTATCGAACATGAGCAGTATTACAGTTTATGAAAATCTGGCAAATGCGATTATCCTGCAAGCGGTAAGGGATTATCGAACAGCACTGAAGTGTTTGAAGATGAATCCCAAAAATAAGAATGCACAGCATGATAGAACGGAAATTGAACGTTTCTTCCGCTCTCAGTGGTATTCAGCACTGACGAGTGTGGACGGCGAGATGCTGATTCATTCTCTTTGCGAGGAGGTAGGTGTATGACAGCAAAGGAATATTTAAACCAGGCAAGACACCTAGATGCGCTTATTCATTGCAGATTGCGTGAGATTGACTATTGGAGAGATTTATCGATTAGCGTCTCAAGTAGTGGATATGAAGAGCACCACAACCCGAATCGTCCAACAGATGCACCATTTGTGTGTTGCTTGGAAAAAATTGATGAAATTCAGCAAAGCGTAGAGGATAAGGTGGCGTACCTGGTGGAACTCAAGGAAGAAATTAACTCTGCGATTGATAAGCTGGAAAACCGTGATGAACAGCTGTTGCTCCGTTACCGCTATCTGGATGATTGCAGTTGGGAGGAGATATCACATATGATGAATATATCCATTCGGTCGGTGCATCGAATCCACGGATCCGCTTTACAGAACTTTGTGGTTCCAAACTGAAAGTTGGCACAGTTTGGCACGGTTTGGCACATCATGGCACACTTGCCCTGTGGTATTATTATAATGCGAAAAGAGAATAGATAAGAGCAAGCCTTCATGGGAGCAATCCTGTGGGGGCTTTTGTTATGCAAGAAGATAGAGTGAAGAATTGTGATGATGTACACACTGTACACCATTGACGAAGGAGGTGAGCAAATGCCAAGAAAGCCAAAACAGCCCTGTGCTTACCCAGGATGCCCGACCCTGTCAGAGGAAAGGTACTGTGAGAGGCACCGGAAACTGATGGAGAAAAACTACGAGAAATACAGTCGTGATCCGGCAGTGCATAAAAAGTATGGAAGAGCGTGGAAACGCATCCGCGATAACTATGTAAAGACACATCCTTTCTGTGAGAGATGCTTTGCAAACGGCATCCTCGTTCCTGTCGAAGAGGTTCACCACAAGGTTCCGATCTCACAGGGAGGAACGCATGATCCAAGTAACCTCATGAGTCTTTGCAGGTCGTGTCACAACAAGATCCATCACGAGATCGGTGACAGATAAATCCGTGGCGGGGGAGGGGCGGTCTGAATCTCTACAGGGCAAGGCCCTGGAAAACGGCGCCCCCTCACGCGCACAAAAATATGAGTTCAAACGGGGGATTAAACCCCTGAGTCAGAAAGGATAAAGAAAACATGGCGAGAGACGGCACAAATCGTGGCGGCAGACGAGTCCGTGCCGGAGATAAACCGGCACCTGTCGCAGAGAAAATACAGAAGGGGCAGCAGGTCCAGATCATGAAAAATGATATTCCGACGCTAAGCCCCACAGAACTGGAGGCCGTGGACCTTCCGGAGGGCGCTGCAATGGAGGGCATGGATATGCCAAAGCCCGGTGAGTACCTGTCGGCAAGACAGAAGAATGGCATCCCGCTTGGCGCAGATGAAATCTATAAAGAAACCTGGTTGTGGCTGAAGGAAAGGAACTGCGAGAAGCTGGTAAACAAGAGGCTCATCGAGGCCTATGCGCAGGCCTTTGCCAGATACATTCAGTGCGAGGATGCGACCAGTACATACGGCCTTCTCGGAAAGCATCCGACAACTGGCGGTGTGGTTACATCTCCATTCGTGCAGATGAGCCAGCAGTACCAGAAAACTGCAAATCTTCTTTGGTATGAAATTTATGACATTGTGAAGCAAAACTGCACAGAAGTTTTTGAAGATAATCCAAATGATACGATGGAGCTTTTGCTTCGAGCAAGGAGAAAATGACATGATTGAAAAAGTAAATCCCAGCCATCCGGATAAGGTGGCAGACCGCATTGCAGGTGCGATCGTTGATCTAGCGTATAAGGCAGAGAAGGATCCAAGGGTCGCCGTGGAGGTGCTGATTGGGCACGGCGTCTGCTATGTGATTGTAGAAACAAGCGCGGACATTTTTGCGGAGCAAATCAAAAGAATTGTAGATCGAATTGCGGGACCGATGGCGGTTATTTCCGATATCAAACCTCAGGATGCGCATCTGGCTAAGAACCAAGCCGATGGTTTTCGTTGTGGAGATAATGGCATCTTCAAGGGCATGCCACTGACGAGAGAGGAAAGGAAGCTTTCCAAGATCGCGCATGATATCTATGAAAAGTACACATCCGATGGAAAGTACATTCTAGATGGTGACCATCTCATCATCTGTCAGAGCAATGCAAATACTACAGATTTGAAAAGCACATATCCGGAGGCAACTGTGAATCCGCTCGGTGACTGGACTGGTGGTACAGATGTCGATACTGGAGCCACCAACCGGAAGCTTGGTTCAGACATGGCTGAATCCGTTACCGGCGGAGGGCTGCACGGCAAGGACCTCTCGAAAGCGGATGTATCTGTAAACATCCATGCTTTTCTAAAGGCACAGAGGACCGGTATTCCGGTAGAGCTTTCCTGTGCTATTGGTGACGAGATGGTAGACGATATGCAGTTTTCCGAGATCGTAGAAGAAGTAAGACAATATATTGACTCACTCGGCGGATTTGAGAAGTTTGCTGAGTGGGGCCTTTTTTGATGGAGGTGAACTTGATGAGCAAGACGACAACGGAGATGCAGCTTGTAGACATTAATAAGCTGATTCCATACGTGAACAATGCCCGTACCCATAATGCGGAGCAGATCAACAAGCTTCGTTCTTCCCTCCGAGAGTTCGGCTTCATCAATCCGGTTATCATTGACCGCGACTTTAACGTGATCGCTGGACATGGAAGAATCATGGCTGCAAAGGAAGAGGGCATCAAGGAAGTCCCTTGTGTATTCGTGGACTATCTGACGGAAGCGCAGAAGAAAGCATACATCATCGCAGATAACCGAATGGCACTGGATGCCGGATGGGATGAGGAACTCCTGAAGGTAGAGATTGAAGCGCTGCAGGCAGAAGATTTTGATTTGGGGCTGACCGGATTCGATGAGAAAGAACTGGCCAGTCTTTTTGATTCAGACAGCGAGGCCCAGGAGGATGATTTCGATGTCGATGCAGAGCTTGAGAAGCCTTGTTTTTCGAAGCCAGGTGATATCTGGAAACTCGGAAGGCATACGGTGATCTGTGGTGATTCCACGGTGCCGGAAACCTACCAGAAGCTCCTCGGAGATCGGAAGGTAAACCTCGTTTGCACCGATGCTCCATATTTCGTGGCACTGAAGAACAAGTCCGGGTCCATCGCAAACGATGACCTTAACGATAAAGAAGCCTATGAGTTTCTCATGAAGTGCTTCACAAACTTCAAAGAGGCCATGGCGAAGGATGCTTCCATCTACGAATTCTACGCCACCATGAAGACGCGTGTTTTCTATGACGCATTCGAGGATGCCGGATTCAAGGTCGGCGCTGGGCTTATCTGGAAAAAGCCGAGAGCTCCGTTCATGCGAACAGATTGGAAGTTCAACATGGAACCGATCATCTTTGGATGGCGAAAGGACGGAAAGCACATCTGGTATGGCGATCAGAAGCAGACCTCGGTATTTGAGTTTGACAGCATCAAGGATTCAGAGAAAGAAGGATTCGGTCATCCGTCCAGTAAGCCGATCCCGCTGATCGCCTATCTTATCAAGCAGTGTACACAGCCAAATGGACTTGTGCTTGATGGATTCCTCGGCTCTGCCTCTACGCTTATGGCGTGCGATCAGCTGGACCGCATCTGCTACGGTGTGGAGCTGGAGCCGAAGTTCGTAGATGTTGCGGTGAAGCGCTACATGGCTGCGCATAATGACAGCACGGATGGCATTGTTCTTCTCCGGGATGGAAAAGAAATGACCTACGAAGAGGCCACCGCGGAGTTGGAATCCTCCGGTGAGTGATTGTGTACTACTCACAAAATTCTAAAGCTTAAGTGGCACAGTATTCTCCATTGAAGATTGCACAGTTTCCTTGCTATTTATCGTCTTCAGAGTGATATATGTACTACCAAAACAAAGGAGGATTCCACTATGGAGATTAGATTTAATGTAACAGGAAGCAAGAGAAAAGAGCTTGCAACAATTATTTCCGAGGTGATTGGACAGAAGCTAGTTTACAAAGGAATGCCGAGCGCCGCCTACGAGGTAGCAGACATAACCATCAGCAAGGATGGCACCGTAACCTACGATGAGCGAACTGAGGACGACAGTATCAAAGCGATCATCGAAAAGGCCGGTATCGCAGGTTTTACCGCAGAGGCTACCGCACAGACCGAGTCCGCTCCCCCTGAAGCAAGCACAGATGAAACAGAAGCCGATGCTGCTGCTTCCGCATCAAGCACTGGTTTGGTGATTTCCTTCCCAGCTGACAAGGTCAACCTTGAAAATCTGCGAAAACTTCTGGAAAGCAAAGCAACTCTCATCAAGAAGGCACTGGAGGTTAAAGCATTCCCAATCGAAGAATATGACAATCAGGTCAGCTTTCCTTGGTGGCCTACTATGCCAGACTTTGATGCCATCACCGCGTACACCTCTTTTCTGGCGGCCCTTTGCAAGATGAGCAAGGAACAGAAGCGCATCACAGCAAAAGAAAAACTGGTGGAAAATGAAAAATACGCTTTCCGTTGCTTCCTTCTTCGACTCGGCTTCATCGGAGATGAATACAAGCAGAGCCGCAAGATCCTATGCCGCAACCTTTGCGGCAACAGCGCATACGCAGGAGGTGAGGGCCATGTTATTCGCTAACCGAGAACAGGTTGAACGCCTGCGCCTCCGCTATCCGGCTGGAACCAGAGTGGAGCTTGTAGAGATGGACGATGCTCAAGCACCGCCCCTCGGCACCCTGGGAACGGTAACCGGTGTGGATGATACTGGTAGCATCCTGGTGGATTGGGATAATGGTTCTGGACTCAATGTAATTTATGGCGTGGACCGGGTGAAGAAGCTCTAAAATATACAGTTTTCTCCATCGCATCGCACTGGATCTTTGGTACATATATTGTCCGTAATTCGCTTGCTATTATGTACTTTCAGAGTGATATATGTACTACCAAAAGAAAACAGGGAGGTACACACCATGATGAACATTTTTGAAGAAGCTTACAGAGGAATTCAGGAAGCAAAAAGCGCCTACAAAGCAGCTACCGATGCCAATGGACAGGATGCAGCAAGAGCCCTTTACGAGCAGGTAACCGCAAAGCTTAATAACCTAAGCGGAACAGAGCTGTGCATCTGGCGAGCTTATGAGGCCTCCAAGGACTGCGGCAACGAATACCTTGACTTGAACGACATCATCAGTGATGACGCAGTCGAGGACCTTGTAGCCTGCATGAAGGAATACGGCATAGAAACATTCACCTTCTCATCCACCTGGAGTCACGCAGTTGAAACTGCATGGCGTTTCCAGAAAGCAGGATGCACCTTAGCAGGCATCGTTGAAATCAACAGCCAGCACAAGGCCTTCATGAGCGATGAATACGAAAAAGCTCACGGGTATCTTTTCAAGCTTAACTAAGCAAGGAAATTTCTCCTCCGAAGCGGGCAGAAGTACACAATCTGATCGCTTCATCTTTGGTACATATATGGGCTCGAATTGACTGGATATATAGGCCGGGTAGAGCGAATATGTACCTACAAAAAGAAAAGGAGAGCAAGCCATGACAAACAGAACAAGCACAAAACTTCGGAAAGCCTACACAAAGGACCTTGAGAGCTGCAAGAACGTAAACGAGCTGGTTTGGATCTTCACCGACTTCGCACAGGACATGGGCCTTACCTGCGACGACCTTTACATCCTGATCGATGACTGCAGAGCGAAGAGAGCCGCATTCGAAAAGAAGGGCGACCGCTTCACAAGAGCCACAAGACCAGAGTGCAGAAGATAAAGAAAAAAACGGAGGAAAGAACCATGTGGGCAGAAGGAAGCATCAAGATTGAAAACAGCATTTTCCATTACTGGGTGAAGCACTACGAAGAGCCGAGCGAGGACTACGGCATTGACGGTGGGAAGATTTCAAAGCTCATGCTGAAGCGGGACGGCAAGATCACCTACAACTACGACAGAGGCCTGGACATTGAGCCAGTCGACAAGGAAACAGAGATGGCGCTGGCCATCCTGATGAAGGAATATAACTAAAGCAGAAGATTCCCGAAGAATCGCCCGAAAGGGTGTGTTCCTCGTTATACGATAGATTTGAAGGTCGCACTGATTGGTGGCGACTTATTTTTATGCCTGGAGGTGAGAAATTGAGGAAACTAAAGAACTATACGCCGACCAGATTCATGGCTGAGAACAGCCACTACGATAAGGATGCTGCGGATTTTGCAGTCATGTTTATTGAGAGCTTGTGCCACACCAAAGGAACCTGGGCCGGTAAGAAATTTGAACTCATCGACTGGCAGGAGCGGATCATCCGAGACCTGTTTGGAGTTATGAAGCCAAACGGCTATCGGCAGTTCAACACAGCTTATGTAGAAATTCCAAAGAAGCAGGGCAAGTCGGAGCTTGCGGCTGCGGTAGCACTTCTTCTTTGCTGCGGTGATGGAGAGGAACGAGCGGAGGTCTATGGTTGCGCTGCAGATCGCCAGCAGGCCACGATCGTTTTTGATGTGGCCGCAGATATGGTGCGGATGTGTCCGGCACTGAATAAGCGTGTGAAGATTCTGGCATCCCAAAAGCGGATCATCTATGAGCCGACCAATTCCTTCTACCAGGTGCTTTCTGCAGAAGCTTACAGTAAGCATGGCTTTAACATTCATGGGGTGGTGTTCGATGAGCTGCATACGCAGCCTAACCGTAAGCTCTTTGATGTTATGACGAAGGGATCCGGTGATGCGAGAATGCAGCCGCTGTATTTCCTGATCACGACGGCTGGAACGGACACGAACAGCATCTGTTACGAGACCCATCAGAAAGCAAAGGACATATTAGATGGGAGAAAGATCGATCCGACCTTTTACCCCGTGATTTATGGAGCCGACGAATCCGACGATTGGACCGATCCAGCCGTGTGGCGAAAGGCAAATCCAAGTCTTGATATTACGGTTGGCATCGATAAGGTTGAAGCCGCCTGCAACTCAGCAAAGCAGAATCCTGGGGAGGAGAATTCCTTCCGGCAGCTTCGTCTTAACCAATGGGTAAAGCAGGCCGTTCGCTGGATGCCAATGGAAAAGTGGGATGACTGTGCCTTTCCAATTGACGAAGATGAGCTGGAAGGACGCGTTTGCTATGGCGGTCTTGACCTATCGAGTACAACCGATATCACGGCCTTTGTTCTGGTGTTCCCTCCACTTGATGAAGAAGATAAATACATTGTGCTCCCGTATTTCTGGGTGCCGGAGGATACCTTGGATCTTCGCGTCCGAAGGGATCATGTTCCTTACGAGGTGTGGGAGAAGCAGGGACGTCTCGAGACCACAGAAGGAAATGTCATTCATTACGGCTACATCGAGAAGTTCATCCAGCGACTTGGTGAAAAATTTAACATTCGCGAGATAGCATTCGATCGCTGGGGCGCGGTCCAAATGGTTCAAAATCTTGAAGCAATGGGCTTTACCGTAGTTCCGTTTGGACAGGGCTTCAAGGATATGTCCCCGCCAACTAAGGAACTTATGAAGCTCGTACTGGAGAAGCGCATCGCTCATGGAGGGCATCCGGTCCTCCGATGGATGATGGATAACATCTACATCCGTACAGATCCAGCCGGAAACATTAAGGCGGATAAGGAAAAATCAACAGAAAAGATTGATGGTGCTGTGGCAACGATCATGGCACTGGATAGAGCAATCCGATGTGGTAACGATACAGGCGAAAGCGTGTACGACACAAGAGGGTTGCTTGTTTTTTGAGGAAAAATAGATGCTGATTTTAATTGGACTGATCGTGCTTTGTGAAGGCATCAATCAGGGAATAGGAGGTTTGTATGGGGATCTTTAGCGGACTTTTCCGGGGCAGAGATGCTCCGAAGGACAGTACAGCAGGCAGTGCTTACCGTTTCTTTCTTGGAGGAAGTACCTCTGGAAAAAACGTAAATGAACGTTCTGCGATGCAGATGACGGCGGTCTATGCCTGTGTACGTGTTCTTTCAGAGGCCGTGGCTGGCCTTCCGCTTCATTTATATCGATACACGGACAAAGGAAGTAAGGAGAAGGCCATCGACCAGCCGCTGTATTTCGTTCTGCATGATGAGCCAAATCCGGAGATGACTTCGTTTGCGTTCCGAGAAACACTTATGACGCATTTGCTTCTCTGGGGCAACGCTTACGCACAGATTATTCGAAACGGAAAGGGAGAAGTGGTGGCGCTGTATCCGCTCATGCCAAACCGCATGACAGTTGACCGCGATGAGAAGGGGCAACTCTACTACGAGTACCAGACCTCGACCGATGAAGCAAGGACCACTAAGGGTGGAACGGTACGGCTCAAGCCTTCAGATGTTCTCCATGTTCCTGGCCTTGGATTTGACGGACTGGTTGGATACTCCCCGATCGCGATGGCAAAGAACGCCATTGGTCTTGCGATTGCTGCAGAAGAGTATGGATCCAAGTTCTATGCGAACGGTGCTGCGCCAAGTGGTGTGCTTGAGCATCCGGGAACTCTGAAAGACCCGTCCAAGGTACGCGACAGTTGGAATGAAACCTTCGGTGGAAGCGGCAATGCTCATAAGATTGCGGTCCTGGAGGAAGGCATGAAATATACGCCGATCTCCATCAATCCAAGTGAAGCACAATTTCTGGAGACCCGGAAATTTCAGATCGATGAGATTGCCCGCATCTTTCGAGTACCGCCTCATATGATTGGCGACCTTGAGCGAAGCACATTCAGCAACATTGAACAGCAGTCACTTGAATTCGTGAAGTATACCCTGGAACCGTGGCTCGTTCGTTGGGAACAGTCCATGACAAGGGCGCTGATCTCCTCGGGCGATAAGTCAAAGTACTTCATCAAGTTCAACGTGGACGGCCTTCTTCGAGGGGATTATCAAAGTCGCATGAACGGTTATGCCACAGCAAGACAGAATGGTTGGATGTCTGCAAATGACATCCGTGAACTTGAGAACCTGGACCGCATTCCAGCCGAGGAAGGCGGGGACCTTTATCTTATTAACGGCAACATGACAAAGCTGGCGGACGCAGGCATTTTTGCAGCCAGCGGAAAGGAGAAGAATTCCGATGAAGAAGTTTTGGAACTGGAAGAGTCGAACAGTGACGAATCAGGAGACAAAGGAAACGTCTCTGGAGAGGACACTCTTCCTGAACGGCACCATCGCAGAGGAAAGCTGGTTTGACGATGACGTAACGCCACAGCTTTTTAAGGATGAGCTGAACAGCGGTGATGGTGACATTACAGTTTGGATCAACAGTCCTGGAGGTGACTGCGTAGCAGCCGCCCAGATCTACAACATGCTGATGGATTATAAGGGAAACGTGACCGTCAAGATCGATGGAATTGCCGCGAGTGCCGCCTCTGTTATTGCGATGGCAGGTACCAAGGTGCTGGTATCGCCGGTATCGATGCTCATGATCCATAACCCGGCAACCGTGGCGTTTGGAGATACCACGGAGATGCAGAAGGCGATCGGGATGCTCGATGAGGTGAAGGAATCCATCATCAATGCTTATGAGATCAAGACCGGCATGAGCCGGGCAAAGCTCTCAAGGCTTATGGATGCGGAGACCTGGATGGACGCAAACAGCGCTGTTGAGATGGGCTTTGCCGACGAGATCATGAAGCGCTCCGGTGAAACAGAAGATATCGAAGTGCCTACGGTCCACAACGTATATTCCCGCACAGCGGTCACCAATCACCTGATGGATAAGATTTCTGCCAAGTGTAGGATTGAAAAGAAAGACATGACTACGGCTGATTCCCTAATGGAACGGCTCGATTTAATTAAAAATTGGAGGTAATCATTATGACGATCAATGAACTTCGTGAAGCCCGCAATAAGGCATGGCAGGGCGCAAAGGCATTCGTAGAGAGCAAGCGTGATAAGGACGGCCTGCTTTCCAAGGAGGATGCTGCAGCCTATGACGAGATGGAAAAGAAGATCAAGGACTATAGCGCAGAGATCGAGCGCATGGAGCAGATGGAAAAGATTGAGAACGAGCTCAATAAGCCGGTGAATACGCCGATTGTGACAAAGCCGATGACAGTGAATGGCAAAGAGAAGACTGGACGCGCATCGGATGAGTACAAGGCAGGTATGCTGATGGCGCTCCGCACAAACTTTAAGCAGATCTCTAACGTTCTGCAGGAAGGTGTAGATGCCGATGGCGGCTATCTCGTGCCGGAGGAGTATGATTCTCGTCTCATCCAGACACTGGAGGAAGAGAACATCATGCGTAAGCTCTCGACCCGCATCACAACGAGCGGTGAGCATAAGATCAACATCGCAGCGACAAAGCCTGCGGCTGCTTGGATCGAAGAGGGCGCGGCACTCACTTTTGGGGATGCCACTTTCGGTCAGATCCTTCTGGACGCCCACAAGCTCCATGTGGCCATCAAGGTAACCGAGGAGCTTCTCTACGATAATGCGTTCGGCCTTGAAAATTACATCATCGATCAGTTCGGTAAGGCACTCGCAAATGCCGAGGAGGATGCTTTCCTGAATGGTACCGGTGTCGGCCAGCCTCTTGGACTTTTTGCTGACAAGGGTGGCGGCACTGTGGCAAATACTGTAACGGCGCTTACCACGGACGCAGCAATCGGTCTTGTGTATGCCCTGAAGCGTCCGTACCGTAAGAATGCGTCCTTCATCATCAACGATCAGCTGATCGCACAGCTCCGTACTCTGAAGGATAACAACGGTACCTATATGTGGCAGCCTGCACTTACCGCAGGAGAGCCGGACAAGTTCCTTGGCTATGACGTGTATACCTCCCAGTACGCACCAAGCAATGCGATCGCTTTTGGTGACTACAAGTACTACAACATCGGTGACCGTGGTACCCGTTCCTTTAAGCAGCTCAATGAGCTCTTTGCTGGAAATGGCATGATCGGCTATGTTGCGAAGGAGCGTGTAGACGGCAAGCTCATCCTTCCGGAGGCTGTGCAGATCCTGAAGATCGGTGCGGCGAAGGCAGCAAAGGCCTGAGAGGAGAAGGTAAATGCTTAGCGTGGACGAGGTGAAACAGTATTTAAGGGTGGATAGTTCCGATGACGATGCTTTCATCAAAGACTTGATTCCTGCAGCGGAGTCCCTCGTCCGGGACGTAGGCAGGATCTCATCCAATAAGCCCGTTACAGGTTATGTCATGAAAGTGGCAAACCTGTATGCGGTGGCTTATTTATATGAGCATCGAGAAGAAACGAATCATAAGGAATTGATGCTTTCACTCCGCGACCTTTTGTTTGGCGTCCGGGAGGTGAAGTTCTGATGAACATTGCGCTGTTAAATACGAGGATCACAATACAAAAAAATGGGGTGACCGTGGATGCCATTGGAAACCACAAAACAGCATGGACCGACTGGTATTCCTGCTACGCAACGGTCAGCAATGAATCACCGAGCGAAGCGGCACAGGCAGGTATGATCGTAGACAATACAAAGATTGACTTTACGATCCGCTGGTGCAGGAATGCGGCTGCGATCACACCGGAGAATTACCGGGTGATCTTCTTAGGAGAGGTCTACAACATTCTCGGAGTAGATCATATGAACTTTAAGAAGAAGTCTGTGAAGCTAAAATGCCAGAAAGTGAGGCGCTCATGAGTAATCTGGTAACGATTGATCAGATGGCATCGGCCATCATGGAGGGACTTACGGAGTATGCGGATCTTGCAACTGATGAGCTTAAAAAATCAGTGAAGAAGGCAGGAAAGGCCGTAAAAGATGAGATTTCAAAAACGGCTCCGAAGGATACCGGAAAGTACCAAAAGAGCTGGGCGGTCAAGACTGTAAGGGAAACATCGAATTCTCTTGATGTAGTCGTTCATTCCAGAAACCGATACCAGATCGCACATCTTCTGGAACATGGCCATGCAAAACGCGGAGGTGGGAGAGTGGCGGCAAGACCACACATCGCACCTGCGGAGGAGAAGGGCATCGAGGAACTCGAGAAGGAAGTGGAGAAGGCACTGGGAGGATGAACAATGGAACAAATCGTAAAGATGCTGGATGAGATTGGCATTCCCTTTGCCTATGACCACTTTGCAGAGGGAGAAAGCCCGGATCCGCCGTTTATTTGTTATCTTTCCGCGAACAGCGACAACTTCGCTGCGGACGGGAAGGTCTATTACAAGATCAATGAGATTCATATCGAACTGTATACCGACTGTAAGGACTTGTCGGCAGAACAGAAAGTGGAAGCTGTGCTCGATGAGCATGGCATTTTTTATGAAAAATCGGAAGTATGGATCGAATCGGAGAAGCTCTATGAAGTCCTGTATTCATTTGAAATGGAGGTAAATTAACGATGGCTGAAAAAGCAAACAAGGTGAAATTTAACCTGAAGAATACGCACTATGCGCTCCTTACCATTGGTGAGGATGGCTCGACCACCTTCGGAAACCCGGTTCCGATGCCGGGCTCCGTATCAATCTCACTGGATGCAAATGGTGAGCCGGAGAACTTTTACGCAGATGGCGGTGTGTATTACGTGATCAATAATAACTGCGGCTATGACGGAGATCTGGAGCTTGCATTGATTCCGGAGTCCTTCCGCACGGACGTACTGAAGGAAACATTAGATTCCAAGGGAGTGCTGATCGAGAACTCGGAAGTGGAGCTTGCAGCCTTCGCGCTTCTTTTTGAGTTTGATGGAGACCAGAAGCACATTCGTCATGTGCTGTATAACTGCTCCGCTTCCCGTCCCGGCATCGAAGGAAAGACGAATGAGGATTCCAAGGAAGTACAGACGGAGAAGCTGTCTCTGAAGGCGGTGCCACTTGCTAATGGTATGGTGAAAGCAAAGACCGGAAACACCACGGATGCCACAACCTATGCAAACTGGTACAAGGCGGTATATGTGCCTGCGGCAGAAAGCGATGTCGCAACACAGTCTGCAGCGAAGTCTGCGAAGGCAGTAAAGGAGTGATTGGATTATGAGTATGATTCAGAAGATTGAGATTGACGGAAAGCAGGTGCCCTTCAAGGCATCTGCCGCCATTCCGCGTATATATCGTATTAAGTTCCATCGAGATATCTATAATGATCTCGATGCGCTTGGAAAGGCTGTCGGAAATGGGGATGAGAGTTCCTCCCACCTCGATATGTTCTCTCTTGAGATGTTTGAGAACATCGCCTACATCATGGCAAAACATGCAGATCCTTCCATTCCGGACAGCCCGGAGGAGTGGCTTGATGAATTCAGCACTTTCTCCATCTACCAGGTGCTGCCGAAGATCATCGAGCTGTGGGGCCTGAATGTTCAGACAGACGTGGAATCTAAAAAAAACTTCACGCAACAGACCGCCCGATGACAACGCCTCTATTTCTGCTCCGCTGCGTACAGCTTGGAATCTCCATTCGAGACCTTGACCTTCTCACGATCGGGATGGTGAACGACATGTACGCAGAGAGCAGCAATGATGAGTACAAGGGATATTCGCAGCTTGCGACCCAGGAAGATTTCGATTTATTTTAATGCCAACTGTATCTAAAGCATTTGTTTTGGCTAGGACAATAAAGACATATATCGACGCGGCTATTGATTGAGAAAGAATCTAATTTTTGGTATATTTAGTTCATGCAAAAAATTGTTTTTTAACACAAGATGAAGGGACTGATACTGTGAAATGTGATGTCTGCGGTGGTAACGCAGGGATGCTTGCATCAAAATTAGGTGATGGAAGATGGATATGTGGAAATTGTCTTAAAAAGGCCGGTGGCGTTTCCGCAATTTTTAAATTACGAGAAATGCGCACTCCAGAGATTAAATCTCTAATTTTGGGAGAAAATGCTTCTGTAGCAAATGATGAATTTCATACATCTCAACAATTTGGTAAATTACTTAAAATTGATGAAGCAGCTGAGATGATCGAGATACCGTTAGAGGCTATGAGCCAAAGCAGAGCGGTTAGACATGCACTCCAAAAAGGCAGGGTTACTGATACGTACATCAAGTTCAGTGATCTTATCGGTGCTGATCTTATTGAAAATGGTTCTTTGGTTACTTCCGGCGGATTAGGAAGCGCATTAACAGGCGCTGCGCTGTTCGGCAACACTGGAATGATTGCTGGAGGGCTTGTTGGTAAGAAAAAAACAACTGATTTATGTGAGAGCCTTCAAATAAAGCTAACAGTTAATGATCTAAATAATCCTGCAATTTTTATTGATGTAATAAGATCGAGAATGGCAAAAAAGAGCTTGAAATATCAGACTGATTTTGAATTGGTACAGAAGATTGTATCTGCGCTGAATGTAATTATTCAAAGAAATCATGAATCGTAAACTATAAACAACAAAATAGTAATTAGGTAAGCATCTATCAGAAATGGTAGGTGCTTTTCTTATGTCCAAATTCAGGAAAGGAGGAGCCTATGGCGGGAAGTAGAATCAAGGGTATCACGGTCGAAATCGGCGGCGATACCACAAAACTTCAGACAGCCTTAAAGGGTGTCAATTCAGAAATCAAGAATACGCAGAGTCAGCTAAAGGATGTCGAGAAGCTACTGAAACTGGACCCCGGCAATACTGAGCTACTTGCTCAGAAGCAGAAGCTCCTCTCCAACGCTGTCAGTGAAACAAAAGAAAAGCTCGCCACTCTTAAGACTGCTGCAGAGCAGGCAAATCAGGCACTTGCGAATGGTGACATTTCCAAAGAACAGTACGATGCCCTTCAGAGGGAGATCATCGAAACGGAAGAAGATCTCAAAAAGCTGGAGACACAGGCCAATCAGTCAGCGACCGCTGTTCAGAAGATTGCTACTGCTGGTGAAAGCCTGAAGTCTGCAGGCGATAAGGTTTCCTCCGCCGGTGAAAAGCTCCTTCCTGCCTCTGCTGCAGTTACAGCTCTTGGCGTTGCTGCTGTAAAAACAGCTTCCGATTTCGATTCTTCTATGAGCCAGGTAGCCGCCGTGTCTGGTGCAACCGGAGAGGACTTCGATAAGCTCCGTGCAAAGGCTCGTGAGATGGGAGCGAAAACCAAGTTCTCAGCATCCGAGGCTGCGGATGCCATGAACTATATGGCGATGGCCGGATGGAAAACCTCCGACATGCTGGATGGTATCGAAGGCATCATGAACCTTGCTGCGGCATCTGGTGAGGACCTTGCTACCACATCGGATATCGTTACAGATGCACTAACTGCATTTGGACTCACCGCCAAGGACTCCGGGCATTTTGCGGACATCCTTGCAGCGGCAAGCTCTAACGCAAATACGAATGTCAGTATGATGGGTGAAACCTTCAAATACTGTGCTCCAATCGCCGGTGCACTTGGTTTCTCCGCAGAGGATACCGCAGAGGCCATCGGGCTTATGGCGAATGCCGGTATCAAGTCCACACAGGCCGGTACCTCTCTTCGTACCATCATGAATAACCTTACTGGCGAGGTAAAGATTTCTGGTAAGTCTATCGGAGATGTGACGATTGCAACCACCAATGCCGATGGCTCGATGCGAAGCCTCACGGCAATCCTTGCAGACTGTCGGTCCGCCTTCGGGCAGCTTTCAGATTCAGAGAAGGCATCGAATGCAGAGGCACTCGTCGGTAAGAATGCCATGTCCGGCTTCCTTGCTCTTATGAACTCCGCACCTGGGGACATTTCAAAGCTCGAAGGCGCGATCAAGAACTGTGACGGCACATCTGAGAAGATGGCAGAAACCATGCAGGACAACTTAAGTGGTCAGCTTACGATTCTGAAATCGCAGCTTCAGGAACTTGCCATCTCCTTTGCGGACCTTATGATGCCTGCAATCCGTTCTCTAGTATCGGCTTTGCAAAGCCTGGTGGACTTTCTCAATAAGCTGCCGGAGCCGGTAAAGCAGATCATCCTCGTGGTGGCACTTCTCGTGGCTGCTCTTGGACCGGTCCTTATCTTTGTTGGAAAGATCATGAGTGCCGTTGGCTCTATCATGACGATGGCACCGAAGATTGCAGGGGCCGTGAATACGGTCACGGGAGCCATCAAGGGCATCGGTGCAGCGACCTCCGGAATTAGCGCCGTGCTGAAGGTTTTCTCCGGCATTGGCCTTGTGATCGGTGGTGCTATCACTGCTGTAAAAAATTTCATAGATATGTTTCAGAATGGATTCTCTCTTGTAAAGGACATCCTGATGGGTGTCGGCATTGCTCTTGCTGCGGTTGGAGCGGTCATTCTTGGTGCTCCGGCACTGGTCGCAGGCGTGGTGGCTGCGATTGTCTTTGCAGTGGCGAATCTTGTCATTGTGATCAAAGAACACTGGACGGAGATTGGAACCTTCCTCTCTGGCATGTGGGAGAACATCAAAACACTTGCAGGGACAGCATGGCAGGCAATCTCCGATTCGATTGGAAGCATCATCTCTGGCATTGCAACGTTTCTTTCTGGTATCTGGACGAGCATTGCTACGACTGCTTCTTCCATCTGGACTGCAATCAGCACGACCGTCGGTGGCATTGTACAGGGCATTGTCGATACAATCACAAATATCTGGAACGGATTTGTATCGGTTTTCGGCCCGCTGCTCGAAGCCTTCCGGTATCTGTTTGAGACGATCTTTCAGGCTATTCAAATCTTGATCGGCATGGCGATGGATGCAATCAGCACAAAAATCCAGGAAATCTGGAATGCAATTGTCGCCTTCCTGACTCCGCTTCTCACTGCATTGCAGAGCTTTTTCCAGACAATCTGGATGGCCATTCAGACTGTGGTGACTACGGTGCTGACCACGATCCAGTCCATCTTTACGACGGTCTGGAATACCATCAAATCGGTAGTAACGTCTGTGCTGAATGCCATCAAGGGTGTGGTGACAAGTATCTGGAACAGCATCAGCGGCTATATCTCCGGTGTGATGAATACCATTAAGAACACGGTTTCTTCTATCTGGAATAGCGTGAAATCTGCCGTCAGCAGCATCATCGGTCAGATCTACGATGTGATCCACTCAGGCTTTGAGCGAGCCGTCGGCTATGTGAAGGGCCTTGCTTCTCAGGCATTCAGCTGGGGACGTGACCTCATCATGGGTATCGTGAATGGTATCAAGTCAGCTGTTGGCGCAGTTACCGATGCGGTAAATGGTGTGGCAAACAAGATCCGCTCTGTACTTCACTTCTCGGTCCCGGACGAAGGACCACTTACCGATTATGAATCTTGGATGCCGGACTTCATGGCTGGACTTGCTCGTGGAATTGAAGAGAGCAAGAGCCTTGTGTCAAAGGCAATGGATGGTGTTGCAACCAGCATGGTGATCAACCCGCAAATTGGAAGAATGGAAACTGCCACAGCCACTACATCTACCGGAACAGCTGATACCCTTTCCGGTATCACTGCAGCAATCCGTGAAGGCCTCGCCGGTGCAACTGGTCAGTCAGGAGACATCGTAATTCCGGTATACCTTGGAGGCACGATGCTGGACGAGGTCATTGTCAATGCCCAGCAGAGGGCAAATCTTAGAAGCGGAGGTCGGTAACGATGGCATTTATGCAATATTTGAATTTCAATGGTACTGCCCTCCCACTGCCGGATTCCTATGACCTCGATCTTTCCGATATAGAGGCAGATTCCAGCGGTGAAACGGAAGCAGGTACTACGCAGCGGGATGTCGTAAGGACGGGTGTCGTGAAGATATCCGTCTCTTTCTCTGTATCCCCGAAATGGCTGAAACAGCTGACGGCTTATTCCAAGCTACCAAAGCTGACAGTTCAATATTTTGATACCGAAGATTTATCGCAGAAAGAAACAGAAATGTATATCAGCGGATTTAAAGCGAAGCTCAAAAAGGATACATCCTATAAGGGACTGTGGACAGTGAGCTTTACCCTAAACGAATTTTAATGGAGGTGGTGCTGTGTATCCAGTATCGGATGCCTTTATGCAGGTAATCAAAAGTAACACAAGAAAATATTACTGGACCGGCACGATCACCACCAGTGATAAGAAAACCTATGAATTTGGAAATGGGGATATCGTAAAAGGCAGCGGATATATTTCGAGGCAGTGCTGCGGGAACTCAGAAATTGAGCTTGGCTCTGTGTATGCCGCAGAGCTTGGCATCAGCCTGTTCTGTGATATCGACCGATACACCTTGGACGACGCAGAAATCAAGCTCTGGTTCCATCTGCTGCTTGATGATGGCAACACAGAGAGCATTCCGATGGGTGTGTTCTATGTAGCCGAAGCCAATCGCCGTATCAAAACACTGGAGCTGAAAGCCTATGATGGAATGCTGAACCTGGATAAATCCTTCAATAAAGGCCTGTCCAGTGCCTATCCCTATGAATTTCTTTCTCTGCTATCGAAGGCGTGCCATGTGGAGCTTGCGCAAACAAAGGAAGAGATCGAGGCCTTACCAAATGGTATGGAGCTTCTTGGTATCTATCAGGATAATGACATCGAATCGTGGCGTGATTTTCTCTTTTACCTTGCACAGACACTCGGATGCTTTGCAGTCATTGATCGTTATGGAAAGCTTTCTCTGACATCTTACGGAAGCACGCCAGTCATGGCCATTGATATTCGTCACCGGTTCAGCAGCAGCTTTTCCGATTTCGTCACTCGCTATACAGCGGTCAGCTCCACCAACAAAAAGACGGAAACAGCGGAATACTACGCGAAGGATCCGGATGATGGACTGACGATGAATCTTGGCGTAAACCCGCTTCTGCAGTTTGGCTTGGAGGAGACGAGAAAGCGAATCATTAACACGATTCTTGATGTTGTCTCGACTGTGGAGTATGTACCCTTTGATTCAGAAACCATCGGCAATCCTGCGATGGACCTTGGTGATGTACTTCGCTTTACCGGCGGCCATGCAGATGAAACCAAGCAATCCGCAATCACCTCTATCTATACGAGAATCAATGGGAAGCAGACGGTGAAGTGTGTCGGCAAGAATCCAAGGCTTGCTGCAGCAAAAAGTAAAAACGATAAGAACATCAGTGGCCTGATCAGCTCCATTGGTGAAACGAAGCTAAGCATCTACACCTTCACCAATGCCCTGGCACTAGATGCCGGAGAAGAAAAGCAGTCCATCATCAACATGGAGTTTGCATCCGGCGATGAGACCAATGCGGAGTTTCATGCCCAGGCGATCATGGAGGTGGAAAGCAATCCGAATACGCGAACACTCACTGCAGAAACGACCATTGACCTTGGAACAACTACCGATGACGAGGGAAACGAAGTTGAAAACAAGAAGGTGATTTCCTTTCCACTTTCCTGGAATGAGGATGGAAAAACAGCTCTTTCTGTTTTTTATGTACTGGATGGTCATGAGGTTGAGGAATTCCATCCGAAGGAATCCTGGCTCAGCGGCAAGCATCTCCTGACGCTCTACTACCCGATCATCGGCCTTACGGCAAATCAGCTTCATACCTTTGAAGTGCTGATCTCCATGAAAAATGGAACCGGGCATATTGAGGCACAAAATATCATGGCGACCATCACCGGCCAGGGACTGGGTGTGCAGGAACGCTGGGATGGACGGATCACGGCAGAAGATACCCTGAAGAAGATTCTTCTTTCCTCTATGCCTACACATGCGCTGCATGACGCTGTTACGGTACATTTTCTTGCACCGAAAAAGACAGGATTAAATGACCACGTGGCATCTATCTCCTTAACCGGAATGCCGATGCGGTCCATGAAGGATTCGCTTCGACTCTTTGCACCGATTGTACATGATGTGGTAGAAACCGCTGATAAAAAGAAGATGCATTACCAGAAGGAATATGTCCTTGATGATGACGTATTTAAACTTCGTAAAGAATATGCCCTCTCTGGAAATAGCAATGTCCGCCTCGATCGTGGCCGGATGCTGAAGCTTGTGATTCCGACAGGCAACTTCGATAGCTTGACCGATCTGACGATCCTGCCATTTGATACGCTTCCTTTTATCAATATGAAGGTTTTATACGCAGATGGCCTCCAGCTAAATGAATTTATCGAGAGGATTGATGGCGCGGTAAAGCTGAAGAAATCCTTCAATACACGCATTTCTGGACAGGATCAGGAGATTGACCGGGGACGGCTTGCTACATTTTCACTTGGACTTCAAAACATGGCAGAAATAAAAGAACTGGAGGTAAGCAATGTTTGATTATGGAACTATCGATGATCTTTTAAAGAGCACAGAGCATATGGAGATCCTTCGAAATAATTCTCTGCAGGATGATGGCACCGATACCGTAAAAGGCGTTGACTGGTTTCAGTACAAAGGAAAAACAGCCTCCACCCTTTATGTCAGTGGTAACTCCTGGATTGGCTTTGGCGAGAATACGGAGCAACTAAAAATCGTCCGCAGGGATACGGATCTTATGACACTTCGAAGAGAAGAAGGAACGATCTGGGGAACCTACAAATTCCTTCGTATCCGCTGGGAAGGCTACTCTGTGCACGGCAATCGAAACGAAGCAACTCGGATGATCTGGGATGCAATTCTTTTCGATACCGGAGAAATTTGCGTCTCCTTTGACACGATTCCAACCAACAGTAGCTATCTTGCAGATTCCAGCTTGGTTACCGGGGATGGCACGATTTCCTTTACGGCTCTTACCGGAAAGATTATCTCTTTTAAACCGAAGGACACATCTGGAAACAGTTTTGAATATGTGGATCATGCGCCTGTTTTTCTTGATCCATACAACCGAAGATATCTCATTTCAGATGCCGATGGCGCACTGTATACCGTAGGAGAAAACGCTCTCATTAAACTGGAGGAAATCACCCTCACAGCAGAGCTTTTTGAGATGCGTGGTGTCCAGGATATCCCGGATGGAAAGCTTCTCATCACGCTACATGATCCTACTATCCTTTACTGGCATGATTCCGAGAATCTCTTCCCGGACATGAAGGTAAGCTACACTGGAGTACCGATTCCGCAGGTGCTTTATTCTGAAAACATCGATATGTCGGATTCCACGATTCTTGGCATTGAAAAGGTAACTGCTGACTGCTCGGACGAGGTGCTGTTTGCTGTCTCCTTTGATGATGGAGCAAGCTGGTGGAGTTGCATCAATGCAGTGTGGGCAAAGCTGTCCGAGGAGAAATCCGGAATGTCGAAGGCTGCACTCGAAGCCATCAGTGTGGATTCCTGGGCGGAAAAAGCAACTACCGGACAGCTAAAATATCGATTTATCATCAGCGGTGCAGATGGATATCTCAAGTCCATCACAACCGACTATCTGAATACGGAGGAATAACGATGCTGAAAGGAAAAAGTGTAATCGAACTTACAGATGTCCATACCGGCAAAAAAGAACGCTACGAAGACACAAACCTGGTGACGGAAGCCGCGATGGATGTTCTAAACTGCAACCTCAAAGGCATGCTATACAACAACACTACTTTTAACGGTACCAGTGGAGATGATTGGATGCTGCCTCTTAAGAAAAATATCATGGGCGGCATCCTTTTATACCAGAATGCACTTGAGGAACGAGCAGACAATATCTATGCTCCGCTGAATAATCCGCTGATTGGCTATGCTTCGGATGATGCCAATAACACAGAGGATATTCGGCGAGGCAGCCGGAACCTCACAGAGAGTAAGGAAGTGGATGGCGGGTACCGGTTTGTCTGGGACTTTGCTACCTCGCAGGCAAATGGAACGATTTCTGCCATCTGTCTTTCCAACACACTGGCCGGAAAAGGGACTCAGTATGCTGGCAACTACATGGTACGGATTGGTACCTGGTCAGCAAATGTTCAGGATAAATATAAGCCTTACTGCATGCGTGGAAACAAGCGCGTTTATATCGGCGAGGGCTATCGCCTGGAAATGACAACGTATTATAACTCCACGCAGGCCACACTTCGAAAGATTCATGATGATTATCTTCATGCAGCGCTCGTTGATCGACCGCTGACAAGAATGACCACGGAGGCCGATGAGGAAACCACAATCGAGCTGAACCATTACCCTTCTTACTACCACTATATTGGAGGACAGAAGGATGGAACGGAGGAACCGTATAACGATAATTCTGGAATCTGGAATTATCTGTATCATGGTGCTGACGGGAAATGGTATGGATTAGTTCGACGAGCAAACCGAAAGTACAATTATACCAGCGGCAATACGGACTACTACACTCACCAGAATTACGAATGGTACATGGACTGTATTGACGGCGATAAATGCACTACACAAAAAATCGTAGCTCCAAGCGACATCAGTGAATTCTACAGCATTGGTATGAGCGGAAAATGGCTCATGTGCTATACCGGCAATCAGGTGTATCGCATTGATACCACCAATGTGGCAAATATCGAGCTTGTGCCGAATATCACCTATGTTTCGTCAACCGTGTGGACCTATATCGTAGATGATGACATCGTAATCAATGGTTGGTATTTCCTAAACGGTGAGCCAAAAATCTATGTTCGTGATACACCGGATGCGAGCTATGCCTCCTGGGGACGAAACCAGATGGCGCGGTATAAGACCTACGCGCTTCGTGAATGGATATTTCAATCGAATGTCTACAATCTGTACCGGGAGCTGTTCTTGATTACTCCCTACCTTGCCACCATCAATAACCTGGGCACTCCGGTCATCAAGACCGCAGATAAAACCATGAAAATCACATACACCATCACAGAGGAATAGCTCTGTGACACCTTGGAAGCAAGCATCTCATGACGAGGTGCTTTTTTCATACCCCAAAATTCAAAGGAGGACAAACATTATGAAGGAATTCTGGAACACGATTCAACTTGTATTTGCAGCGATTGGAGGATGGCTTGGCTACTTTCTCGGCGGCTGTGACGGTCTGCTTTACGCACTGCTCGCCTTTGTGGTGATCGATTACATCACAGGCGTCATGTGTGCGATTGCAGATAAAACCCTCTCCAGTGAGGTGGGCTTTAAGGGCATCTGCCGTAAGGTGCTCATCTTCCTTCTGGTCGGAATTGCAAACGTCCTTGATGTGCAGGTCATCGGTACCGGCAGTGTACTTCGTACCGCTGTGATCTTTTTCTACATTTCCAATGAAGGTGTAAGCCTTCTTGAGAATGCAGCGCATCTTGGACTTCCGGTACCGGAGAAGATCAAAACCGTTTTAGAACAGCTCCATGATCGGGCAGAAGATGAGGGGTAATCAGTAGATCGGCCCGATATTCGTATCGTAGTTGTTGAAAAATCCGGGATCAAAGCGTTGGAGTGCATCCTCGAGAGCTGTTCTGTCAGAGAAAATTTCGAGGGTGCATTCTTTGCTTTGCACAAAACGCGTGATCAAGGACAGCGCATGGTTTCGACCGTCCAGGTAACCGATATCATAAATAGTCATAGTGGCTCCTTTCACAAGGAGCATATCTCATCGGACAAGCTCAGTCCATTCACGCTGCGGTATAGAAGTATAGCTAAGAAGTATAGTTTAGGCTCTTTGCACTGGAAACAAGGTGGAGAGAGCTTTTTTGAATTGGAGGTAATTTTATGAGCAGAACAGCAAATGACCTGATTTCTGTTCTGAGAAGCTGGATCGGTTTCTCAGAAGCCAACGGGAAATACAGAAGTATTATTAATCTCTACAACAGCCATCAGCCACTCGCGCGAGGATATAAGGTGAGATATAGCGATGAGTGGTGCGATACCACGGTATCCGCGGCTGCGATCAAGACAGGTATGACTGATCTCATCGGTACAGAGTGCGGATGCGAAGAGCACGTAAAGATTTTTAAGAAGAAGGGGATCTGGATTGAGGATGGCACCGTCCGCCCGGAGCCAGGGTACATCGTGCTCTATAACTGGAAACAGTTCTCTCAGCCGAATGATGGATATTCAAACCATATCGGTGTGGTGGAGTCCGTACAGGGAAATACGTTCACGGTCATCGAAGGCAATAAAGGAAATGCCGTATCAAGAAGAACCATCCCAATCGGATGGGGTTACATCCGTGGCTTTGCAGCTCCTCGGTATGAGACCGAGACGAAGCAGGCGATCACCATTGATGAGGCCGCGAGAAATGTGTTACTTGGGAAATATGGAAACGGCGAGAAGAGGAGACAAGCACTCAAGGCTCTCGGCCTTGATGCGGACACCGTACAGCGAAGAGTGAACGAGCTGGTTAAAGGGGTAAAGGCAGAGTACGTTACCGTGAAGTCGGGAGATACGCTCTCAGAGCTCGCGGAGCGCTATGACACAAGTGTGGCGGCCATTCTCAAGCTGAATAGCGTGCTCATCAAGAATCCGAACTGCATCCAGGTTGGATGGAAGATCAGAGTGAAATAAGAAAAGGCTCATAGGACGGAGTAATGGTATTCTGCGCCTGTGAGCCTTTTTGTTCTGTTCATGATTTACTTAATGGTTTCATTCAATAATGAGTTTTACCCAATTTTGATCATCAATAGGCGCTCCCCACGAATTTGAAGAAGAATTCTTCCATACATAAAAATTTCCATCTGGGCTCTCAAATATATCCCCGCAGTTTACAGTAACCGTAAGTTTACCATTTGCAACCTTGTCAGAGGAAATTACTGTGCCAGATGGCTTTACACCAAGCCAACCATAGCCGTCCTCTGTTGGATAATGAGCTGGGTAATTTTGATTATAGCTTTGAGTTGAAGTAGCTATATAAGTGGTTCCGTCCGGTAGCTTGTATGATTTTCCTGTTTCAACAGTACCTGTGTTACCCGGTGTCGGCCAGGTCCCGGCTGCGTTTTCTACTTTATTGATGGTAGAATTCCCACCTGGTTTCTCAGGCTCTGTTGGCGCTGTCGGTTCCTTATTAGGCTCTGAAGGATCTGGCTTCGATGTATCCGGTTTTGTCGGAGAAGTTGGATTCGTTGGCGTGGTTGGGTTGGTCGGAGTAGTTGTACTTCCGCCGCCGGAGCCACTTCCACCAGCACTTCCACTGCCATCTTCATAATGCAGGATGGAGTAATCCTTAGAGGAATCAAATGCTACCCATGCTTGCCCACCGGCTTTCGGATAGTCGCCTACGATCTCTCCGAAGACGCCCTCGAGATTCGTTATTAATCCAGAGCTCTGCCATTCATCCTTCTGCTGTCGAAGTGGAATCGCCTCATAGGTTTTATGGTCCTTGTTGACAGAGCCGCCGTCCATAATGGCAACTGCCATGACCTCCGCATATTGGGAACGAATGTTAGCGGCATCGGTTGCCTCTCGCGCCTTTTCCAACTGGCTGCTGAAAATCGGAATCGAGATCGCCACTAGGACTCCAATGATGGCCACCACTATCAGGAGCTCTGCCAGAGTAAATCCTTTATTCCAATTCTTCCTCTTCATCACCAAGCTCCTTCGAATTATCTAAAAAATACCGCAGATGGGTGGTATTTGTGTCACCACTGTATGTTTTAAATTTACTTCCGAAAGCTTCGAAATTCAACCATTTCCAATTTGAAAAATCAGCCTTTCATGCCCGCCGAGGAGATCATCCTTTGGTGGGCATTTTTTTTTGCTTTTGGAACACGAGAACACTATGGAACGCTAATTGCCTATATATCTCTTATAAACACAATTTTTTATATGCTCTGATTTCTTTGGAAAATGTACAGCATAATGGCTTTTTCCGTGTTCCACGTGTTCAGGGCACCATGCATGTCATAACGATGGGGTTGTATTTTTCGGCAGTGAGTGAGGGAGGTACAAGGTTATTCCCTCAGAAGGAGCTGAAATTATATGACAGAAAATCAAAAAGCCCAAATTAGGAAGCTGCGTGCTGCTGGGAATGGTTATGGAAAAATAGCGCAAATACTCGGTATGTCTACGAATACCGTGAAATCGTTTTGTCGTAGAAATCCTGTTACGAAAACGCTGGAAGAAAGTCATGAAGAAATCACATTCTGTGAAAATTGTGGAAGAGCGATCAAACAGATTGCAAAACAGAAAAAGAAACGTTTCTGCTGTGACAAATGTCGAAATGAATGGTGGAATGCACATCTTGATCAGGTGAAACGCAAAGCAGTTTATGATTTCAAATGCCCGCACTGCGGTACGACATTTCATGTTTATGGCGATAAGCGAAGAAAATATTGCAGTCATGCCTGCTATATCGCAGATAGATTTAATGGTGGTAGTCATGAGTAAGGAAGAATTCAGAAACGAAAAGCTGTATCAGACCACCATGCATATCGCTCGGCAGATGCTAGCAGAAGGGCTTATTTCCGAAGAAGAGTATCGTCAGATTGATACAATATTTACAGAGAAGTACAAGCCAACTTTGGGTACATTATTTGCCGACATTGACTTGCTATAATCGCCACACAGAGTGATGTATAGTAGCGAAAGGAGTTGATTTTGTGCGAAAAATAAGCAGAATTGAGCCGACCGTACCTTCGGTTGCAGCAAAGAAAAAGGTCGCCGCCTATGCACGAATTTCAATGGAATCCGAGCGAATGCATCATTCCCTTTCCGCTCAGATCAGTTACTATAACGCACTGATTCAGAAAAAGCCGGAATGGGAATTTGCAGGGGTATATGCGGATGATGGGATCAGTGGCACCGGCATAGCCAAGCGGTCGGAGTTTCAGCGCATGGTCGCAGACTGCGAGGCAGGAAAGATTGACATCGTGCTTACGAAATCTATTCAGCGATTTGCCAGAAACACGGTCGACCTGCTTGAAACGGTGCGGCATTTGAAGGACATCGGTGTAGAGGTACGGTTCGAAAAGGAAAATATCAGTTCCATGTCCGGTGACGGAGAGCTAATGCTTTCCATCCTGGCATCCTTTGCACAGGAAGAGAGCCGATCCATTTCGGAGAATGTGAAGTGGGGAACAAGAAAGCGTTTTGAGCAGGGTATACCAAATGGAAAGTTCCAGATTTACGGATATCGATGGGAGGATGATCATCTTGTAGTCGAGCCGGAAGAAGCGGTGGTAGTCAAACGGATTTTTCAGAATTTCCTTGACGGAAAGTCCAGGCTTGAGACAGAAAGGGAACTTGAAGCCGATGGCATCCGTACAAGGCAAGGCTGCGTGATGAGGGACAGCAACTTAAAGCAGATCCTTAGCAATGTCACATATACCGGGAATATGCTATTGCAGAAGGAATATATCAGCGACCCAATAAACAAACAGCGCAGAAAAAATCATGGTGAATTACCACAATACTGGGTGGAGAATACACACGAAGCAATTATAGATATAGAAACATTCCGGTATATTCAGCAGGAGATGGCCAGACGAAAGGAACTGGGCCCATTGGCAAACAAAAGCCTAAATACTTCGTGCTTTACAGGGAAAATCAAATGCCCATACTGCAATCAAAGTTATATGCATAACACACGAAAGCCAAGAACCCCTAATGGCAATCGGCTGGAATTCTGGGTTTGTGGATCAAGAAAAATAAAGGGTGGCAACTGTCCGGTCGGTGGCAGTATCAACCAAGCAAATATGAAAAAAGTGCTTGCAGATGTTCTTGGAACAGAGACCTTTGACGAGAGCACCTTTCTTGAAAAAGTCGATGTGATTTATGTGACTCAAAGGTGTGTCCTAGAAATACATCTAGCCGATGGGCAAGTGATCACACGTGATTGTAAGAATACGGGACATCAAGATTGCTGGACGGCTGAGTATAGAGAAAAAACGTCTGAGAAACGGAGAAAGAAACCAAACTGCAAAGGATCTTCCGCTATAACGGGAAAACTCAAGTGCGTCATATGCGGATGTAATTTCCGTAGGATGACACAACCATCAGCTACTATGGAAAGTGGTAAGGCATTTTACTGGAGATGTGGGGAGCGGAATGGATGTGGCACGGTCGGTTTGCGGGAGGATGTGCTGAAGCCATTCATAGCGGAGACGCTTGGCATTCCTCAATTTGATGATGCCGAGTTTGAACGGCAAATAGACCATATCGATGTGCTTTCTGCATCGGAGATGCTTTTCTATTTTAAGGACGGCAGCACGATCAAGCGCACATGGGTGCCGCCGAAACGAGTAGGTAAGCCATGGACAGAAGAGCGGAGAGCCAAATTTATAGAATCATCTAAACATCGCGTAATCACCCCAGAACAACGTAAGGTGATGAGTGAGCGGATGAGGGCACTCAGAAAGGAGCGTGGTGATAAATGGAAAAAAGAAAAGTAACCACGATTCCGGCTACTATCAATAAGTTTACTGCTAAGCCGATGGATAGTAAGAAGAAACGGAGAGTGGCAGGATATGCCCGCGTGAGCACCGATCATGAGGATCAGCAGACCAGTTACGAGGCGCAGGTGGATTATTACACTACATATATTCAAGGAAGAGAGGACTGGGAGTTCGCTGGGCTGTATTCTGACGAAGGCATCAGTGCCACTAATACGAAGCACCGAGATGGATTTAATCGGATGATTGCGGATGCACTGGCAGGTAAGATTGACCTCATTATCACAAAATCGGTTAGCCGTTTTGCTAGAAATACGGTAGATTCCCTTTCAACAATCCGAAAGTTGAAGGAGCATAACATAGAATGCTACTTCGAGAAGGAAAACATATGGACGTTTGACAGCAAGGGAGAGCTTCTGCTTACCATCATGAGTTCTCTTGCGCAGGAAGAAAGCCGATCCATTTCAGAGAATGTAACCTGGGGACATCGAAAGCGCTTTGCTGATGGCAAGGTCAGCTTTGCCTACAGTCGATTCCTTGGACTGGACAAAGACAAGGAAACCGGAAAAATAGTGGTAGTGCCAGAGCAAGCCGAAACGGTGAAGCTTATTTTCAAGCTGTTTCTTGAGGGAATGACACCGCATTCCATTGCTGCTGAACTGACAGAACGCGGAATCAAAACGCCTTCAGGAAAAGATGTGTGGAATCAGCAGACGGTGCGCAGGATGCTCTCCAACGAAAAATATAAAGGGGATGCGCTTCTGCAGAAAGAATTTACAGTGGACTTCCTTCAGAAAAAGATGAAAAAGAATGAAGGCGAAGTTCCGCAGTATTATGTAGAAGGTAATCACGAAGCTATCATTAGCCCAGCGGTGTTCGACACGGTTCAGGCAGAACTTGTCAAACGAAAGCGTGGCGGTACAAGATATAGTGGAGTGAGTATTTTCTCCAATAAAATCAAATGCGGAGATTGCGGCGGATGGTACGGGGCAAAGGTGTGGCATTCCACTGACCAGTATCGAAAGGTAATTTACCGCTGCAACCATAAATATAAAAACGAGAAATGCCAGACACCACATGTGACGGAAGAAGAAGTTAAGGAATTGTTTATCAAGGCCTACAATGAATTGCTTTCAGAGAAAAAGGAAATCATCGAAAATGCAGAAATTATTCGAAAGACGCTCTGCAAGACGGAGTCTATGATTGAAGAAAAACAAAGGTTGGAAGATGAGATTCTTGTATTGGTGGAAATGACGCAGAACCTAGTAGCTGAAAATGCTCGTGTAGCGCAGGTCCAGAATGAATATCAGAAACGGTACGATGGCCTGGTGCAGCGCTACGAAACGGCTAAGAAAAGTTATGACGATTTGGTTGCAAAAATTGAGCAGAAAGAAGCTCATGGCGAGAGAATCAAGCAATTCATCAAAAACCTGAAAGAGCAGCAATGCGTCCTTGCGGAATTTGATGATGCCTTATGGGGTAGCATGGTGGAATATGTAACAATCGGAAAAGAAAATCGCTCTGTGACATTTAAAGATGGAACAGAGATTACAGTAGAGTAAGAAACAAAAAGAATTAGCACCTGAGAGGCAATATCTCTTAGGTGCTTTTTGCGTTGGTGAAAATACAAAAATGATTCTACTGGATTGTACTTAAAATCGTTATATGATAAAATGAATTATCTTAATCGTGCAATTCCACTACACTGGGGGGAACGAAGAATGGTAAAAAACAATTTTGAAAAAGAAATAAAGATAAAGTGCTTAGAAGAAGATACTACACAAGCTGAGATTGCAGAGAAGGCCGGAACAACCGGCTCTTATGTCAGCCGTTTGATCAACAAAAATGATGGGATTATAAACAAGACCTTTGTACGACTTCTGGAAGAACTTGGATACGACGTTGAGCTGACATATGTGAAAAAGGAGGCTTAATGTAAATGGTGAATCTGAGTAAATTAGAAGAAATCAAAGATTTGCGAACAGTATGGCCACACGAAGCTTTGGATTTTACGCCATGGCTTTCGCAGGATGATAATATTGCGCTTCTAGCAGATGCTGTAGGGCTTGATATTACAGTGGATGAAACAGAATCCTCCGTTGGAGACTTCAATGTGGATATTTTTGCTTCTGAAACTGGAACAGATCGAAAAATCATCATAGAGAATCAGCTGGAGGATACCAACCATGACCATCTGGGCAAGCTGATTACTTATGCATCTGGTAAGTCGGCAGATGTGATTATTTGGGTGGTGAAACATGCACGTGAAGAACATAAGGCTGCAATTGAATGGTTAAACAACCACACCGATGAAAAGGTGGGATTTTTCCTTTGTGAGATCAAGTTGTATAGAATCGGCAATTCGGAACCGGCGGTAAAGTTTGAAGTTATTGAAAAACCGAACGACTGGACAAAGGAAGTAAAGAAGAGTGACTCTGCAAATGCAACTCAGCAGCAACGCTATGATTATTGGGTGGCATTTCAGGATTACGCTTTTCAGAATGAACAGTTTGCAAAAAACTTCAATCGCAGAAAGCCATCAATGGATCACTGGATGAATTTCAGCGTGGGATCCTCTGCTTGCCACATCGCTGTTTCACAGATTCAGAAGCGCGACGAGCTTGATGTGGAGTTGTATATCAGTGAGGATAAAGAGCTGTTCCATTCGTTACTCTTCAACAGGGATGAGATTGAAGCGAACGCTGGGCTGAAGTTTGACTGGCGCGAATTGCCAGAACGTAAGGCCAGCCGAATCGTTATTGAAAAAAGCGTGAATTTTGGCGATAAGAATCAATGGAATGCACAGTTCGATTGGCTCATTGATGTCATGCTCAAAATGAAGAAGGCTTTCAAGAAGTACCTGTAATTGAAATATGGTGGAGGGGCGCAATGAAGCAGATTAAAAATTCGGAATACGAAGAATATCAAAAATATCTCCGTGACAAAAATAACGGTCGAATACTGACACCGGATGGCCTTCGTCTCATCTGTCAGGCAAACAATTACGATGCTGAGAAAATTGGAAAGCACTTTCTTGAAGTGTTGCCGAAGATCCTTCAAGCGGAAAAGTAA